TGGTGGTGTTGGTGGTTATGATGGTGCTGGTGCTGGTGGTGTTGGTGGTGCTGGTGCTAGTGCTGCTGCTGGTGCAGCTGGTGCTAATGGTGTTAATGGTAGAGTTGTTATTCTGTGGTAAATATAAGGAGGTATTAATATGATTATAGTAGGTACAACAATTTCAGATACAAAGATAAAAGTTGATGGGTGTTTTACGGATGAATCACAATCAATAGTGATTGCAGCAACAACACCTCCCAATCCTATAACGAATCAAGTTGGTAAAAATAACGTGCTGTTCTTGAACCCAGTAACAGAAGAGTTGTTTTGGGGTTATGAAGATAGACCGCTAACAGAAACGGAAATATTGCAAGCAGACCAAGCATTACAATTAACAAGGCTTAGCCAAATAGAAACAGACAATTTAGATTTTCAAAATTATGTATTAGAAACTTTAGGAGGTATGTAATTATGATAGGATTTTATCAATGGAGAGTAGGTGGGTTTGCAAGAACAATATACTTAGATGGTACTAAGACCTTTGAAATAGCAATAGCAGAGAGTCCATTATATGAACAAGCTATAATGGTATATGCTTCGACAGGATTTACTTATGGACAAATAGATAATGCATTGGCAAAAGGTTATATAAGCCAAGAGCATTATGATATAACTATTACGCTCAAACTACTAATTGAACCTAGACCATTAATGGGGGAGCAACCAACAATTTAAATCGCATAAGGATAATAATACGCAGTAGATTGGAAGTAGGGAGAGCTATTAATTTAGCTCTCTTTTTGTATACGTTTTAACACCGGGAGGTGGTATTTATGTGGTGGTGGTTTTGGAGTATGTTAGTAAATCTTTAATGAGGTGATAAAATGGCAGAGGTAACCGTGGAAGTACTGAACATAAGAGTTGAACATAACACAGCGGACATTGCAGACATTAAAACGACTGTAAAAGAGCAAGGTCTTGCAATAGGTGTTATGAATATAGGGTACATCAAAACAGAAATATACATTAAAAATATACAAGACGGTCAGATAGAAATAATGGCTACTGCCAAAGAGACGGCAAAAGAAACTAAAAAATATCAAGAGGACACATTGATCGCCTTACAAGCAATTAAAGATGAGAAGTGGAAAGCATGGAAAGACTTACACATGGTTTGGAAAGTATCCATTATTGGAGTAATAGCCACTTTACTAGGGTCCTATGTGTGGGGAAGTGTTCTCGCATTTATGAAAAATTGGGGGGAGTGAGGCAAAATAAATGTATAAAATTTACTTATCACCAAGCACGCAAGATAAAAATATTGGTGCGAATAACTACGGCACAGAAGAAATGAGAATGAATCAAATTGCGGATATCCTTCAGGGCATTTTAATCAAAAAAGGTTATGAAGTATTTAGAAATAAGCCTACTATGACACTTAAAGAGGTTGTTACGGATAGCGATTTAAAAGAAGTAGATTTACACCTATCAATACATTCAAACGCTATGGGTAGTGGCTCAAACGGGAAAGCACGAGGTTGTATGGTGTTTTGCCATAGACTTCAAGGCGTTGGATATGAGTTCGCCAAACGGCTATACATTGAACTCTCAAAGATCACGCCGTCAGCTGATCGAGGTATTATAAAGGGTGAAGATTATTACGGAGAAGGTAAACATTTGTATGAAACGGCTTACACAAATGCACCAGCAGCTTTGGTAGAAATCGCATTTCACGACAATAAAGATGATGCAGTGTGGATACTTAATAATATGGCTTTAATAGCCGAAGCACTAGCAAAATCCATATATGTAATCTTACCTATTCCAGAAGTAAAAACAGAGTTTGAACAGGCGTTAAGAATAGTTGCAGATGCAGTTTGCACAGATTATGATTTTTGGCTGAAAAAGAAGGATATAGATCCGAGCTTTCCAGCACTAATAATAAAAATAGCAAAATATATTGAGGGAGGTAAATAAGTATGAAACAGAATAGATTCAGATCCCCTGTATTTTGGGGCGCAGTAGTAGCACAGATAATCTCAATAGGACAGTTTACAGGGATATGGAACAAGTATGGAATAGACACAGGCATGATTGGCGACGTTGTAGCTGGAATATTGCAATTAGCCGTATTAGTTGGCTTGCTGAATAATCCAACAAATCCAAACGGACTATAGGACACGGGAAAGCCCTTCACTTAAATGGTGGAGGGCTTTTTTATTTAATCAAATGTAATTGGTGTTTTACCTTCGTCTATTTCCAATATACCTTTTAATTTTCCTAATTCGTAAGCAAGCGTTACCATCCTCATTATTCTGTAGCTTTTAGTTTGCTTTGATAGTTTGTTTAAATAAGGCGTATCTAATTCTTCATCCGTAAATTTATACCGACCATCTTTTGAGTGTCTTAAAATTCTTTCGTAATGTTTCTTTAACTTTTCATCGTTCCAATTGGTTTCAATTTTCATCCTTCATCCACCTTTCAAACTCATAACAAACGCCATAGTCACGTTTTCGGCATCTTCCCCAAAACACACAATCCTCACAGCTTTTCACACACTCGTCATTTTGGTATTCCTCTAGTAAATCTTTATCCATCGAGTCCTCCTATAGCAATCCCCTCAAATCCATCGTACCACTTCTCGTAAAGCTTTTTATAAGCTACATCACCAGTTTTCTCATACGTTATCCACAAAGCCTGCTGTATTATTGCTTTTGTGAGTTCTTCATCGGTTGGCGGTGATTCGATTAATTTACTCATTTATTCCCCTCCTTGCTCTAAATAATGTTTACACGGCTTGTCACAATCAGTAATAATTTTATCATGCAATGAACAATAATTACGTTCACAATCTTTACCGTATTTTCCATACTCGTTGTATTCGCAGTTTGCACAGTCTTTTATATCATCCATCATTTGTTCCCCTCCTTTCTAGCCTTGTCAACGGATTTTCTAACCAGTTCTGATAAATCAAGGTGATATAGCATTCTCGTGTATTCCGTTAGCGTTAAACCTATGCTTTTAGCTTGTGCGGTTGCCATTGTTTTATCTTCGGGTTCTAGCCTTATATTGGTTGGTTTTGTTTCCATTTAGGTTCCTTCCTGCTTCATTCTATTATCATACTATCTATTAACAGTGTATGCCATAATGGCACATTTGTCAACACTTTCTTTACAACAAAAAGAGCGACCGCCTAAGCTTCGCCCTTTTTGTCAACGATCATTTCTTAACATAGTATAATCGATATCATTATAACATATTATGGAAATTAAGCAAGAATAATATTGTAATATTTTGGGATTGGTGATAGATTGTAAGCATTATAAAGAATGGCGGAGGGTGATAACGTGAGTTTCTTTTCTCTTATGATATTAATGTGGGGATGGATAGTTATTTTTTGTATTTTTTCTCCTATCATATATCCCATAATTGAAGATTTCAAAAATGGAAAAAGTATTTTATCATTTTGGAAAACGTGTCTTGTGGTTCAACCTAACGGAATAGTTATTAAAATCATAATTAACGCTATTAGAGTTCTCTGCTTGTCGTGTGTTGTGTATATTATAGTGTATGCCTTTTCTATTCACAGTAAAGATATGGGGAGTATGTTTGAAAGTTCTAACTATAAATCGCAATATTACGTGTATGCTTATCCTGGGCAAGAAGTTGTTAAAAGCTATAAGTTAATAGCAGATATAAGCAGAACAGATGGAGAGTACAGTGTCGACAAGGCGTACTTCCCAAACGGTGGCTATTTGTACTTTGAAGATGGGTTTGTTTATAAATATAAAAAGGGGAGCATGACCGACCAAGACGGTAAAGACTGGTATATTGAATTAACAACTGAAAAAGTCGGCAAAAATGCACCGTATGAAACCAAGTCAAATTATAAGGATACAGAAAATTAAAATTAATAAAGTTCCTCTATTCAATTAGGGGAGCTTATTTTTTTACCAAAAGCGCATGCGTGTTTTGCTTGTTTTTAAAATATATGTGCCTTTTTGTGTGCCCTACGTCGATTGAAATAAAAAAGCCGCCAGCTGTATACTAACGGCTAAGCGGTTCTAAGTGGTGCGCTCGAAGGGATTCGAACCCATGACCTGCGGTTTAGGAAACCGACGCTCTATCCAGCTGAGCTACGAACGCATAAAAAGAGTTTTTGCATTCAACGAGAGTATTAACTCTC